GCTACTACGGCAACGGCGCGTTGTGGCCTCGCATCTTCGACGCTAACCGCGACAAGATCAAGAATCCCAATTTGATCTATCCCGGCCAGGTTCTCACCATTCCCTGAGGAGGCGCCCATGATCGAAGTTCGACTCGGGCCGGACGGCTGGATTGCCCAGCTCCTGCCAGGCGTCGCCCTTGCGCCCAGGGCATGGGCCGAAGGGCGGCGGTGGTTACAGATGTCCTGGGCCAACGGAGACCTTCAAGCCGAGCTGCTCGCCGATGACCAGGTCGCCGACTGGCAGGTGATCTACCGCGATGAGTCGATCCGCACCGACCCGCGTCGTCCACAAAGGAAAGTCGATATGGCCTCACTGAGCCAAGATCTCGATCCGGACGAAGGGAGTCCTCGGTGAACGGCACCAAGCCGAGCGTGTGCCGCATGGTGCACTACGTCTCCTACGGCACTCCCGGCGGGGAGTATCACTCGACGTGTCGCGCCGCCGTGATCACCGAAGTGGGTCAGTGGATCACCGTTCGGACCGTCGAGGAAATCCCCGGCGAACAGCGCACCGAGGCGTGCGCGCTCATGGTATGCAATCCCACCGGCGTGTTCTTCAATGGCGCGGCCGGCGTGGTGTGCGCGCACGACGAGCTACCGCCGCCCGGCAAGATCGTTTTTGGCGAGCGTGCCACCTACCTACCGGGCACCTGGCACTGGCCGGAACGGCTGTGATCATCCTGTCGGCCGCGCAGGTCGCCGCGCTGGTGGTGCGCGCCGGGTTCCCGGACACGCCGGTGGGCGGAGTGTCCACCCGGGCCATCGCGGTGGCGATCTGCCGGCGGGAATCGGGGTATCGGGTCGACGCGCTGGATCCGAACAGCGCTAGCGGACTGTTCAAAATCCGCTGGGACGGTAACCAGCACTACGACCAGCGCCGCCTGCTCAGCGACCCTGAGTACAACACCAACGCCGCCTACGAGATCTACCAGGCCCGTGGCCTGCAGGCGTGGATCTCCTATGCCACCAGCGACTATGTCACCTACCTGGGGGAGGCCCGGCTAGCGCTGGCCCAGGCCGCGACCGCGCTCGGCGCGCCGGAGCTGCCCTCGGTGAGCACAATCACCGGCGCGTCCAACATCGGCTTTGGCCCGCTCGGTACTCCGACGGCCCCCGTCGCCACCCTGGTGCCGGCGGCGCCGGTGCCCGACGTACTGGACCCCATCAAAATCATCGGATCGGAGATGTGGGGCGACTACACCACGATGATGATCGGCACCCCCGAGTTCGAGGCTGGCCTGGAAACCATTCCCAACTTGCGCTTCACCATCGTCGACCCCGAGGGGGAGCTGCTCAGCAAGCACCGCAATGTGTTCGTGCGGGGTTCTCGGGTGCAGTACCTGGATTTGGATCTTCGTATCGATCAGGTGGCCTTCGAGCCCGGCAGTCACGGCAGTGGTCAACTCATCATCACCGCCATGCATGACATCGCCTATCGACTGATGATCCTCAAGGGGGCGGCCACGGCCAGCGGTGTTTCCGCCACGCAGTGGCTGGCCCGCGAGCTGGCCACACTGGGGTTCGACCCGGCGCTCTACATGATCGGCGAGGCGCTGGTCGACCAGGCCCAGGTCTCCCGAGACGTCGACGACCAGCAGGGCAGCGCCGGCAGCGGCCAAGCGCCCAGCGGCTGGACCACGATGACCCGATTGGCCCGCGAACTGGGCAAGCGGTTCTTTCTCTCCGGCGGCAAGGCGGTCTTCGGCTCCAGCGCGTTCGCGATGCGCTGGTGTGCCTACGGCTCGCTGCGACTATCTTGGTACGCACCCCCGAGCCTCGGCGAACAGTGGCTGTCCATGCCGTCCGCGCGAACGACCAGCGTCGGTGACCGGGCCAACGTTGCCGAGGTTGTCGGCAAGATTCCGCTCAATCGAGCCAAGTTCTTTCGCCCCGGTGTGTCGGTGATCGTGCGCAACACCCCGACCGTGGCCGGCGACGAATGGCGGGAATTCATCTGTTCCCACGTCGCCTACAGCATCGGCACCGACATCGACGGCGCCGAGATCACCCTGCTGGAACCGGTCGACCCGCCGCCGCAACCTCCACAGGCCGCGCCCAACACCACGAACACCTCGGCGGGCACCACCGTGTCCGGCGGTGGCGCTGACGGGCAGGTGGACCGGTTCGTAGCCATTGCGTTACAACAGGCCGGGGACCGCTACGTCTTCGGTGCCGAGGCCGCGGCGAGCAACCCGAATCCGGCCGCCTTCGACTGTTGTATCGTCGGCCACATGCTGGTCTACACCGCGAATCGTGGCCCCGTTCCAGTCGACGAGATCGAAATTGGAGACATGGTTTACGGATGTGACCTTGACGCCGGCAACGGGATCGTCGCCCGTCCCGTGGTGGCGTGGGCACGACAGCGAGCCCGGCCGATCTACCGAGTAAGGACTCGCAACCGGGAAATCGACGTCACCGGCAATCATCCATTCCTGCGCGCAGTGAAGCAGCCTCGCCATCGCGACGAGCTGGGCCAGTGGCAGCAAGTTCACTGGACATTCGAATGGACAAATGCCCAGAATCTTACCCGTGGTGATCTTGCCGTGACGCTGGATGGCGCTGTTCCGGATCCAGTGAGCGGTCTCCGCTCCACGCTGCCTGATGGCGCCGAAGTCACCGACGATATAGCGTGGCTTTTCGGTGCGATCACCGGTAATGGATGGATCACCCATTCCGGAGTAGTGCTTTCGGTATTCAAGCCGGATGTCGTTTCCGCCGCTCGAAAGACATTCGAGCACACCTGGGGTAGGGCAGCTTGCTGGTACCCCGACGCTCCCGAGCGCGGTGTGATATTCAACAGCGTCACGGTGGCCGCGATGCTGAGGGGGCTCGGCTGTGTCGGAAAGTCTCCCGTCAAGCGAGTACCGCCCATTGTCTCAACGTGGCGGCATGGATTGATCGCCGCCTATTTGCGCGGTTTTGCCGACACGGACGGGCACTACGACAAGCGCGGACATGTTCAGTACGGCTCATCTTCGCGACGGCTGCTCACGGAGGTCCGCGCGCTGCACATCATGATCGGCGACGCCGTTTCGAATATCACATCGGTGATCCAGAAAGACGTCATGATCAGAGGTAAAGCAGTGTCCGGAGGACGGCGATTCTACTCGTTCGCCTACTATCCGAACTCACCGCGACGAGATGTGACGCTGCTCAATAGCTACGGCCTTCGTCGATTCCTCCCCGAACCATGGTCGGTGCGACGCGTCCAATCTATTACCGAGATCGGCGAAGACGAGACGTTCGATATCCAGGTGGAGGGGACGCGCAACTTCATTGCGGAAGGACTCTGCGTTTCAAACTCCGAGCTGGTGGAGTGGGCCGCGTCGCGCGCCGGCATCTCACCGAAAGTGCCGGATGGCAGCGCCGCGCAGCTCGCGCACTGTCGCTCGCACAACACACTGATCAGCGTGTCGGCCGGCGTGAGCACCAAGGGCGCACTGCTGTTCCATCCGGGCCATGTGGCGATCTCGCTGGGCAACGGCAAGACGATCGAGGCCGCCAACCCGAGGAGCGGCGTTCTGCAAGGCAACGCCAACGGCCGGGGCTGGAGCGCGGCTGGCAAGATCCCCGGGGCCCAGGGGTATCGGTAACGAGAGGAAGGTGGACCCCGTGTGAGCGGTCCGCGCGGAAAGGTTCGGGTCGACGACTTCGGCGACCTGATCCGGATCAAGGAAACACGATGGCTGATCAAAGGCCGTCGCTTCAACGTGGTGCTGCACCTCGGAAGAGTCAGCGACACCACACCGACCGACCGAATCCCCGGTCCGGGCGGACCTCCCTTTGAACCAGGAAGAGTGAGCATCTCAATGGATCTTTTGGCTGACACGAAGGTCGCCATCAACGCACCCACGTTCACCGACGAGATGGAAAACCCGGTGCCAGCGCCGGAGGGCTACACGGCCACCTACAGCGTGGACAACCCCGACATCATCAGCCTGACTGACAACGGTGACGGCACCGGTAGTGCCGCCGCCACCGGCGAACTGGGCTCGGCGATCCTCCACATCGACGTTCCGCCCGTCGGCGGCCTGGCCGCGATGTCCGGCGACGTGCTGCTCACCGTGGTGCCCGGCCTGGCCGAACGGGTCGCCATCAATCTCGGCGAGGTCACTGAGGTCACCCCGGACTGATCCCCGACGCGGAACCGTCAGGTGTCGATCCGGTAACACTCGGCGGTTCCGCGTGGGGTTCTCGTCACTCTGGCACCTATGAAGGAGAGGCATCGGCACAGATGACGCGGCCGGCCTACGGAGTTTCCCACCGGGGTCGCGTCCTACGCGCCGGAATACAGCCCGACACCTACGACGTCGAAGTGACCTCGCTTGCCCAGAGTCGAACCTATGGGCCGATCGAATCCACGGTGGCAGAACTGGTGGCCGGCGACCGGGTACTGCTCACTCAGATCGGGCTGTCGCTGTCGGACCTGGTCATCGTCGGCAGGCTGCCACCCGCCGCGCTCGCGACCCTGCCCATTGGCATCGACGACGTGACCGGGCTGCAAACCGCCCTCGACGGCAAGGCTGACGACTCCGAGATCACCGCGCTGGACGGACGCCTCGACACCGCCGAAGCCACGCTGACCAGCTTGGACGGTCGGCTCGATACCGCTGAAACCGACATCGACGCACTGCAAGCCGCTGACGTTAGCCTGGATAGTCGGCTCGACACCGCCGAGGCGACACTCATCACGCTGGACGGCCGGCTCGACACCGCCGAAGTCGATATCGATGCGCTCCAGGCCGCCGATGTCAGCCTCGACGGCAGACTTGACACCGCCGAAGCCACGCTCACCACGCTAGCCGCCTGGAAGACAACGGTCGACGCGCTCCTGCCCAAGATCGGCGTGTCGCGGCGCCGACTCACCGACCAAACGATCAACAACACCGCGACGATGCAAAGCGACACCGTGCTGACCTGGCCAGTCCTGGCCAGCACCGCCTACACCGGCGATGTGTACTTCACCTACAGCTCCGACGCCACCGCCGACTTCAAGGTCGGCTGGTCGTGCCCGGCCGGCGCCTCGATGCGCTGGACCGTGACCGGCATCGACACCGCCGGGGCATTCCTGTCCACCGGATGGACGCTCAACACCACCGCCGTACAGGCGCTCGGCGGGGCCGCGGTCATCCCACCCATGTGTCAGATCCACTTCGTGTTCACCGCCGGCTCCGCGGGGAACCTCGTCCTGCAATGGGCCCAGAACACGGCGACCGCCACCGACACCGTGATGCGCAACGGCTCCTACGGAGTGGTCCGCGAACAGTAGCCTCGGCCTGTCCCGCGTGCCGCTGCGAGGATTGGCCGCGCGCCGGTGAGACGATGCGGGACATGCGGCTACTGAGCTTTCCGTTCCGGCTCAACCTCACCGGCGCGGTGGCCTCCGTGGACCAGGGATCCGACACCTGGGTAGAGGAGTGCATCGCCATGGCGATGCTGACCCGGCCCGGCGAGCGCATCCAGGTGCCCGCCTTCGGCGTCAACGATCCCGCCTTCACAGGCTTTCAGGTCAGCTCGCTACAGCGCCATTTGATCGACTTTGGGCCGCCGATCACCATCACCGAAGTCAAGGTCGAGCCCGCCCAGGAAGGCCAAGAACAGGTCACGGTGTCCTGGCGACGCGCCGACACCGAACAGCGGGCGGCGATGTCGCTGTGAGCGGCCCCGGCGTAACCCCACCGGTCGACCTGACCGGCTATATCGACCTACGTCTCTATGACGTATCCGACCAACAGATCGTCAACACCGCCATCGCAACGACCCAGTTAAATCTGCCCGGCTGGGTTCCCAACGAGGCCAACACCGAAGTCATCATCATGGAGGCGCTCGCCCTGGAGATCGCCGAACTCATCGTCGCGGCCAACCGGGTCACCGGCGCGGTGGCGGTGGCCATCCTCGGCTTGATCGGCATCACCCGCGACCTGGGCGCGCCACCGGTAGCCACCGCCACCGTCACCTTCGGCGACCTGCTGGGCCACACCGTGCCAGCCGGCACCCGCATCCACCTCCAGCTCGCCGACGGCAGCACGGTGACCTTCCTGGTGGAGCCGCCGGGACTGACCGTCGCGCCCGGCGATGGCAGCGGGGTGGTCAGTCTGATCAGCGACACCTTCACCTCAGCCGCCAACGGCACCCCCACCGGGACCACGCTGACCATGGCCGACCGGCTGACCTTCGTGGACTCCGTGGTACTGGCCACCGACGTAGCCGACGGACGCAGCCCCGAAACGGACAACGAGTGGCGCGACCGCGGTGTCGACCGGCTGTCCCGCCTGTCCGACGCGCTGGTGCTGCCCCGACATTTCGTCGCCGCCGCGCTGGAAAACCCGCTGGTGGGCATCGCGACGGGACTCGACCTCTACGATCCCGGCCAGGCGGGGGTACCGGGCGATCATCCCGGGCACATGACGGTGGCCGTGCTGGACGAGGCCGGAGTGGCCCTGTCCGCACCGGCCAAAGCAGCCCTGGAAGCCGCCATGAAGGAAAGCGCGGTCGCCATCCTCGACGTGCACGTGATGAACGCCGCGATCGTCACGGTGGCCGTCGCGGCCACTGTGGTGCCCAACGCGGGGGCGGTGTGGGCGACGGTGGCCGCCTCGGTCACCGATGCGATCAACGCCTACATCGATCCGATCGCCTGGTCCAACCGCAGCGGTGGGGCCACCATCTACCTCAACGAAATGATCTCGCTGATCGACCAGGTCAGTGGCGTCAACCGGGTGGTCAGCGTGACCCTGGCCGCGGTCGCCGCCAACTATGCCATCGCCGGCATCGCCGCGCTGCCCAACGCCGGGGTCATCACACTGACCCAGGGGCCATAAACGTGACAACCCCACTGGCCAGCGAACCGATGCCCGATGACGGGCAGGTGCCTTACATGACCGCGTTGGTGCATCGCCTCTACCGGCGGCTTCCGGAGATCGTGCGAGTGCTGGACGCCGCGGATTCCTGCTGGGTGTTCAAGCGCTACCTGGGGGCGACGCTTGATCTCGCCGGGCAGATCGGCGATACCGTCGACGACATCGCCGGCAATGACGCCATCGGGCCCGATTCGCCGCAACCCTGGGGGCTGCCCGCCGACGAACTGGCCATCTGGCTCGCCAACCGCGTCCAGCAAACTTCCCTGCTGGGCGACCCGATCGTCGCGCCGGCCGGCTGGCTGCCCTGGCTCGGCCAACTCGTGGGCGCCCGGATCGATTCGTCGGCCAATGAGCAGGAGCAGCGTGACACGATCACCTTCGCCACCTCCGGCTACCGGGGCGGAACCCGTCAGGCGATCATCGACGCCGCCCGTTCCGCGCTGACCGGCACGCGGCAGGTGACGCTGCTGCTGCACCAGAAGCCCAGCGGTGGAGTGATCATCGACGGATCGGCGTGGGACATCACCATCGTCACCCGGCCCAGTGAAACCGCTGATCCCACCGAGGTGCTCAACGCGGTGGGCCGCAAAGGCGTCAAGCCGGCCGGCGCGGTGCTCTGGCACTACTCCTACGAGGCGAGCTGGGCCGCCGTAGCCGCCGCCTTCCCCACCTGGGCTGACCGCAACACCATCACTTGGCGCGAACAGGGAGAGGCAGGGCTGTAGTGGCCGAGACCCGCACCGCACACTTCGAGCTGCCCAGCTACAGCCTCGACGCCGATGCCGCGCTCTCCCGCACCGACTGGAACGAGGTGGCCACCAGCCTCGAACTGCGAGCCGCCTACGACGACGGGGTGGTCTCGGCCAGCCTGCCGGTCGACCACCTCAAGCCGGGCCGCTACGCGCGCCAAACCGTCACCAGCGGCTTCGCGCTCTACCGGCGTTCCGCCGCCGACTGGGAGTGGGTGGGCGGCCCAGTCATGCCGGTGCGTCGCTACTTCCGCGGCGCCCTGACCGGCGACATCGTATGGAGCACCGACATCGCCGCCGCCGCAGCCAGCGCCACTATGACGGCCGGCGGCGAGCTGGCCACCAACGGCGCGGTGCGTACCCTGCAAGGCGCCGTCGGCGCTGATCTGGGCGCCTCACTGGACCCGTTGACCACCGGTCGACTTTACGCCCGCACCCGAGCCACCAGCGAACGCGCCGTGGTGGCCTCAGCGCACGCGGGCGACGCCGGCAACCTCTACACCGCGCTGGAATCCGGCGGGCAGGCGATCTGGACGGTGGACGCCGCCGGGCGCATGCAGGCCCGTCTGGCCAACGCTTTCGGCGCCGCCGCGCCGGTCACCGGGATACCGGTGTCCACGGCCGCCATCGTCGGCGTCGCCGGTGCCGCCGCACGGTTGCACGGGTCCACCGCCGCTCCGATCAGTCCCGGGCTGGAAGTGTTCCGCAACCTCGCTGACACGGCCGCCGTCCTCACCGCGTTGCCCGATCACATCACCGTCGGCCGCGCGCCGTGGATTGGCGGCGAGATCTCGCTGATCGCGCCCACACTCAACAGTGCCGGCGCGTTCACCCACACCGGCGCGCTGAACACGACATCGCTGGCCGCCACCGGGCTGATCACCGGATGGGGAGGTGGACGGGTTCCCGTCTCGGTCGACGACCTGGCCGACGTGCTCGTTCCCGCAGCGGGCGACCTCGCCGTGCTCACCACCGACAACATGCTCTACCGCCACACCGGTTCCGCCTGGCTGGGGGTAATGCACCTCGATACCGAGGGGCACGCGAAGTACAAGAACACCGGCAATCAGATCGTTCCCACCAATACCATGTTCCGAGCCTATTTCTCCACCGCCGTCGCCACCACCACCGACGTCACCCACACCGCTGGGAGTTCCCTGATCGGCAGCTTTTTGACCCTCAATCGCGCGGGCTTGTGGTCACTCGACGCTGGCGGAAACTTCGGATCCGCAGCGGGAACCAGCCTTCGGTCAATCCAGCTCGCCGATGACGTGAATACCACCCCCTGGAAATCTACGGGCGGATACAGTACGGCCGCACCGTTTCCCCTGAACGTGTCCACCACCCGGCGGTTCGCAGCCAACCAACGAATCGCCCTCTGGGTATACCACGAGCAGGGCGGCTCCATCAACTTGACCGCCAACGGTGAGGTCACCTCAATTGCCGCCACATGGATGGGGCCGTGATGGGCGACAACGATTACCAAATTCTCACCGCAGTAGACACGCAGAGAATTCGGCGGGAACGAATCTTTCTCATTGAGTCGGATCTATGTCGCGCGAGACTTCAGCTTGAGGAAGCCCAATCCGCCGAGGAACGACAGGCTGTCCTCGGTGACATCTCCGCGCTGTGCGCTAGATTGCAGCCACACTACCAGGCGCTAGGAATGATCCAACCAGCGGAGGAAGCCAATGGCGACTAGTCAAAACGGGTGGACGGCCTCCAGTGTCCGATCTGAGATCGGGGTCACGCCGTTCACTGTGCACGGCGTCTCGTTTCCTGGCGGAGTCCGCTCCGGCGACGTGGCCACGGTGCTCAGCCACGTCGCCAACCGATTCCATGTTGCGGTGGAGTCGCTGGAGGCCGGCTCGTGCTGGGGCCACAATTATCGCGCGGTTCGCGGCCAGGTCTCCGGCTACTCCAACCATGCGTCCGGGACCGCGATCGACTTCAATGCTCCGAAGCACCCTATCGGCGTGCCCAATACCTTCACCCCCGCGCAACGTGCGGCCATTCATGCGATATTAGCTGAGTGCGGGGGGGCGGTGCGTTGGGGTGGCGACTACTCCGGCCGGGTAGATGAGATGCACTTCGAAATCAATGGCGGGCCGGCGCTGGTAGGAACCATAGCGAGACACCTGCGCACTCCGCCACAGCCCATACCGACACCGGAGGACAAAATGAAGGATTTGATATTCGTCCGAAAGCCCGGGACTCTCGCCGTATTCGTGGGCAACGGTGTGACGTGTCGATGGATTCAAAATGAACAGGATCTCATTGACATGCAGTTCGTAGTCCGCGCCCACGGTGGCGACGACACGATCCAGGCGTACAGCAATCTCTCCGTGCTCGGGTTACTGCTGGGTCCGGTACCGCCGGGGGAACCGTTGCCCAGCTCCATGATTATCGCCCCGCACTGAAAGGAAACTCAATGAAGAATCCGTTCGGTCGCGATCCGGTATTGACGCTCAATTTGATCGCCGCCGTGATTTACGGCATCGGCATGATCGCCAATCTGAGCACCGAGACTCAGGGTTGGCTTAATGCCGTCGCCGTCCTGGTTCTCAATCTCATCGCGGCTGGCCTCGTGCACGCCGAGGAATGGGTACCCATCGTCACCGGTCTATTCAAAGCCCTTCTTGCCCTGGCGCTCTCACTGGGCATCCACGTCGCGCCGGAGTGGCAGGGGGCAGTCATGATGATCGTCACCGCCGTGTTGGCCTTCATCGCCCGCACCCAGGTGGTGGCATCGGTGGACATCAACGGCGCGCGGCGCGGCACCCCACTGGCCAACGCCGCGTAATCTTGAAGGCGGCCGACCTCACCGCGGTGCAGGCCGGAAGTGAGCTTCGGGAGTTCCCGCCGGATGACGGGGCCCGGAGCTTGCGTGTCGACTTGCCGAGCCCTGGTGATCGTGGTGACCTTGGCGCATGGCTGAATCCCCTCCCCCGCTGGAGACCAAGGACCTGCCCTACACCGCGGTACCGGCCCCGGTGCCGGTCGCTGACCGCATCGGCTACGAAGACGAGCAGCAGAAAGCCGGCGCCGCGCAGCCCGACGAGGAGGCGACCGAGGCCGGCAAGCCAGCTCGCCGCAAGGTCACCGGAACCAAGGACTAGCCCGCCGGATCGCCGACAGAGGGCGCGGCCGTACCCGACGCCTCCAAGGTGTGCACAGCGTCGAGCAGGCTGAGGGTGGCCTCCCCGAGCGCGTTGGTGGTGCTGGGCGCCCAGCCCATTGTGCTAGCCAGCGCGTCGGCCTCGGTCGCCCACTGCACCGCCGCGGTCACCACCGCCGCGGCGAGCTGGGGGACGCCTGTCGTCACAGGTGCCAGGGCAACCACTCGATCGGCCGGGCCGATCGCGGTGAGGTGTGCCCTGGTGGCGCGGCTCATGCCCCGTTCCGGGGATGCAGCGGGCAACCGCAGCCGGGTTGCTCCAGGTTGGCGACAAAAGCCGGGTCGTCGAGGTGCTCCAGCAAGGCCACCACGTCGGCCGTGCTGCGAAACCAGCCAGTCAGCGCGCCGGCCTTGCGCCAGCGTTTCATCGCCTGCATCTGAGTGGCGGTAGGACGGTCGCGCCTCGTCTTGCCTTCGAGCTTGACCGATCGGCCGCGCACGCAGGCGTCCACATCCGGTTCGCCGATCTGCGTGTGGGCGTCGCCGTGGATTTTGCGGGCGTGACCGAGGGGCAGTGACCGGATGTAGTTGATCACGTCGCCGACGACGTCGGCCTCGGCTCGGTAATGCGGTTCGGCAGCCTTGCGTTCGGCTTTGCGGCGCAACGGCGCGGCATCGTAGGGGGCGTCCTCTACCGTCGGGCAAGTGAGACCTTGTTCCATTATGCGAAAACCTCCAGGTCGCCGGGGATGAGTTCGGACGGTCGGACGTGCTGGGAGGTCGCCGGGGCCAGCACTCGCAGCTCGTGAAATGATCTTGTCAGCGCCACGTAGAACTGCCTGATCGTCTCGTCGATGCCGGCTTGAGTCCGCAGAGTCTGGGCGGCGGCCGGCGATACATCAGGGCTGACGTACACGATGTCGCTCGTCGCGCCCTTAACGGAATGTATCGTTCCAACTACAATGCGCGGCTGTTCGGCCAGCGCCTCGGCGCCGTGCATCCGCGCGATCTGCAACGGGTAGCTGGCTACCCGTTCTTTACTCTTGAGTAACGCGCCATAGAGCCAATCGATACTGGGTCCAGTGGCCTTCTCGAGCGCGGCCGGGGTGAGAAACAGGTCCGCCACCTCGGCGAACGGCACTGTGGCGTTAGGGCTGAATCGCGAGATCGCCGCCTTGGCGCCGTTGCGCATACCGGCTGGCGCGAGCTTCACCAGCTCGATCCACGCCTGGATGTCCGCGCCAGTCCAGTCCCGCTTGGCCAGTGTCAGGTACCGCAAAACCCGCTCGGCCGTGGTGGTGATGTTCTCGCCGGAGTGACCCAGTGGATTCCATCGACCCTCGGCCGGCCGGTAGGGATTGTGGAACGGCACCCCCTCCCGACGCAGGTTGTTGATCAGCGGGTCAAGCATGTAGTTGCAGGTGGTCAGCACCATGGCGGTGTGGCCGGCGTCCACGTCAGCGACCAACTTGGCCACCAGGCGCGGATCGGAGATCCGCAGCGGCAGCTTGTACGCCGCGCCGGTCACGGTTTCGCCGGTGTCGTGCTCGTAGGGAGCGCCGTGATCGTCAAAACGCTGCTCAGTGATCGTGCGGGGGGCATACGCCTTGTCGCGGCGTCGCGGGCCGAGTCGACGCACCCACTGCTCGGCCACCACCCGCACCGACTCCGGCACTCGGTAGGACTTGGTCAGCAGGTGGTCGGCGACACCCGGCCCGTGCAGGGTGAGTAGCGCCTCGGGGTCGCCGCCGCGCCATCGGTTGATCGCCTGGTCGTCGTCGAGGCCGAAAACCAACTTCCGCACACTGGAGTGTCGGCCCCACGCCAGCGCGAGCGCCATCTCCAGGGGGGTGAGATCCTGGGCCTCGTCGATCAGTACGAACTGCGGGTTGCCGGGCGGCGCCACGCCGTCCAAGGCCTGCTCAAGTGCGTGTTCGATCATATCCGTGAAGTCGATGGCGCCGGCTCCGCGTTTCCAGGCGTCCCAGCGTTCACCGAATTCGCGGACGTTGGGCGGCCAGTCCTCCCGATGAGCTTGAACGGCACGCAGCCGATCCATCGCCGCCAGTAGCTCGTCGCCGGTAGCCGCATACCGACCGTCGGTGACACCGTCGCCGGAGTCGGCGCTGGCCGCGCCAGATTTGCGAGTATCTGGGGTGACCCGCCATTCCGGCTCGACTTGCTCATTCCAGTCGCCGATCACTTTGCGGTCCAGGGCAACCGGCGGCCGGTCGAGTTGACGGAACGCGTGCGAGTGCAGCGTGCCAATGCATCGTGGGCTCGGCTTGGGTCCATCGCCGACGAATCGACTGCTCATCTCGTGAGCGGCAGTGAGGCTGAAGCTGGCCAATAGCATGGAATCTGGGCCATATTTGGCCACAGTAGACCTGACCCGTTTGGACAGATAGGTGGTCTTGCCGGTACCGGGCGGACCGAAAACTCGCTCAACGGCGCCGGGGTACTCCGGTTGATCGTCGGGGAGGGGGGAAGGTGGCACGGGTGCCTCGCCTCCTTGGGGCGCTCACTCCTACGTGGACGGTAGTTCAGGGTGCGAGCGTTGCTCCAGTGTCCGGCTGAGCCGGTGACGCTCGGTGGCCAAGTTGATCCCCGGCCGCATCGGCAGGCCGGTGACGTGGCGAAACAGCGGGCAGTGTGAGCGGAAGGAACATGTCCGACAGTGCTCACCACGCCTCGGCGGGTACAGGGCATCCACAGTGTCGGTGGTGAGTGCGGCGGCCTCCGCGCGAGCCTCTCGCGCATCGGCGACCAGCCGATCCAACAGGTACCGACTCGCATCCGGGTCGAGGGTTTCCACCTGCTCTCGGCGTGACCGAATGGAGTAGATCCCCACGGTGATCGTCGTGGCCCATGGCCAACGCCGCCGGGCCTCCCAGCCGTAAAGGGGCACCGCGGGGTCGGTGGTGGGTCGCCATGTCACCGCGCTGGACTTCCAGTCCCGCACGTGCACGCTGTTCTCACCGGTGCGCACCGCGTAGTCCAGCACGCCGTTGATCTGTTCGCCGTCGACGTTGACCGTGAAGGGCAGCTCAACTCCCAGTATCGCCGCGGGGTGTGGCGGTGGGATGGCGACCAGCGTCCAGTGCACCTCGCCGCAGGCGCGCATCGCCTCGGCGATCGAGAGGCGGGGGTAATCCGGATGCGTCATCATGGCGCGCTCGGCGGTCGGGTAGTACCGCGCCATCGCCGGCCGTGTCAAAGCGTCGGCCGGCGCGCACGCGGCGCGGGCAACGAGGGCTGCGGCCAGGCCGGCGTGCATTACTCGGCCGACGATGCGTCCGTGGTCGTCGGGCTGGGTCGGCATCGCCTTCAGCTCGTAGCGCAGCAGATACTGACGGGGGCAGCGGTGCCGTATCGACGATCGAGCTGGTGACCAGGCGGTCATGCCGGTGACCCGGGGGAGTCGTCGAAATACCTGCCGCGCGACGGCGACGACCCTCGCAACCTGCGGCTATCGACCTCGAGCTTGCGTATTTGGCCGCCGAACTTGACCCGGGCGAACAACAACGCGTCGTCGGACACGGCTTCCAGCGCATCCAGCGCGACAAGGAGGATCCGCAAATCCCCCACGGTGAGCCCGTCGCGGTTCTCAACGCTTTTCTTGGTGTCGACCACTACCACTCCTCAAAGACCAGGGTTGTCTGATCGGGATGCACCGGAATAAGGACCTTTGCCCGCACCTTGCCCGACGCACCGCGCCGGTTCAATTCGTCGGCCAGATCGAATAGCGCCAGCGTCACCCTGATCGCGTCGGCGCGGCTTAGGCCATCCCAGATGCCGCCGCTCTTATAGCGGTGCTCGATCACCTCAGCCTGCCGGGCCGCGACCGCACCAAGGTGACGAGCCGCGTGACGTTTGGCCTGCCGTCGGTCCATAGCTGTAGGCTAACCGAATAAGCTAGGTTCGTCAATCCGCGTCGCGGTCTGGATTATCCACTTCGGACAACCAACCGCTGGCGAGCCGGATGTGCTCAGAATGATGATCTCTCTGATCACGCCGTTGCTTGCGGCGCAAAAGCCAATAGGTCAGGCCACCCGGAGCGATGCTCAACATCAGTATCGCTATCAGGGCCAGACTGATCGACGTACTGTTCACGGCGTCCTCCGTTGAGTTCGCAGCCGGGCGCCCCCATCGTGTGCACCCCCGCGCCACCGCTCGCTTCTCCTGTCGCGCAGGTGCAGTCCGGCATACCCTCGGTGAGGATCGCGCAGATCTCCTCGGCCGGCACTGGCGCGAAGTCCCACACGTCCACACCTACGTTGATCTGTCGATCGTTGATCGTCCACCGGTTGTGGACGTGGCCGTGCAGCAACCACTCATCGACCTGTTTGCCCTTGGCGTGGGGCGGCCGGTACTGCTCGAACCGGTCGGCGCGGCCCGTCTCACTCTCCCCCGTGCGGGGGAAATGCGAGAGGGCTACCCGCTCCACCATGGGGCCGCCGAATTCGCGACGCAACGCATGACGAACGGGGTGGCCCCGCCCGGCGATGGCCACTCCGGTCACCACGTCCATGAACCCCGCGGCCCGGTAGCGCTCCACCCAGCCGATGCGCTGCTTGGCCGGCCCGTAGCCGGCGAAGAGGCGGTCGTGGTTGCCGCCCAGCAGAATCTTGTGCCCCTTGAGCCGGCTGACCAGAGCCAGACTTTCCTCGATCGGGCCGAGCGCCACATCGCCCAGCACCCACACGGTGTCGCCGGGCTCCACCCGCTCGTTCCACCGAGCGATGATCGCCTCGTTCATCTCCGCCACCGAGCTGAACGGCCGGTCGCAGAGTTCGATGATGCGCTCGTGGCCCAGATGCAGATCGGCTGTGTACCAGGTGCGGCGACTGTGAGCAACGAACAGTCCGTCCATCAGCGATCCCACTTCTCTGTGCGCTGCCCCGCTGGGTCAACGATCCAACCGGCCACCGGATGCGCGGCGCCGGGGTAGTGCGTGGCACCCTGCCGGGCCAGAGCCTGCCAAAACCCGTTCACCTCGCGCGCATGCGCCGCGTTGTGCGCGCACGGCGTGACGATCTCGCGACCGTCGGCCAGCCTTGCCACCGCTGTCCACGGAGTGCCGTCCGGCATTCCTGGGCGAAAGTAGGGGCTGCCGCCGTCGCGCGACGTCAGCGCGACGGGGACCGCGCTGGAGCGGCGCGCGTAGGCGCCGGTCAACCGCAATGCCGCCGCCGGTCGTACTTCGCCCACGGCGAGCATGGCATGCCACTCCTCAATCAGCCGGGTCACGCAGTGCGGCGCGTTGTGCAGCGGGTGGTAGTGCTCGCCGTCGAACCAATGCCAGATGCTGGATCGCCGACAGGTGCAGCACGGCGCGAGGATGCCGGGCTTGAGTGCGGCCATCACCTCATGCCAGCTCGTGGCCAGCGCGCCGTCGGCGTCCAGGGGCGGTGAGGGAATCATGATCGACCACCGTCCACTACGCGCAGCCCGCGACGCTGCGCGATCTCGGCGGCCTCGCGGGCCGCCTCGAGGATCTCGCCCCACTCAGCCGGGCTGAACTCCGTCGGCATCACCTGCAACCATGATGCCCGGCGTCGCTTCCCGTCCGGGCCGGACAGTCGGCGACGCCACGGCTCGAGGTGTAGGTAGCCGAGCTGGGTCTTGGCGTGGCGTCCGGCGCCACCGCCGGGCCGGCCGCTGATGTAGTCGACGAAGCTGCTGGCGAACAGCAGCAGTACCGGGTCACCGTCAGTACCCCACTCCGCGTGCTCCAGTAGCAGGGCGCGGCGGTTGTCCATCGCGGTCACGGGGTCCAGGGTGGCGGGGTGGCCGCACAGGAATTCCAGCAGCCACTCGTGCATCTGGGCCATGATGTCGGTGCCGGAGGTGTCGCGCTGCCAGTAGGGGACCAGCATGTTGATGGCATTGGCCCAGGCCTCGCGGTTGTTGCCCACCTCCAGCGCCCCGATCAGCGCGTCGCGCATCAGCGACCAGCGAAAGGCTTTCGGGGTGTCGAACATGTCGCGCTTGTACCAGGAGCAGAGCAACGGTCGGCCCGGTCGGTAGAGCGGCGGACGCTCCGCCGGCCACTCGTAGTCTTCCGGGATGCGCAGCACCATGCGGCCCCGCTGCTGATCACCGAGGTCGCGGTACTCCAGCCGCCAGATTTCGATGCCGGCGTTGCGGTACGGCTCGGGGATGACCAGTCCGGCCAGGGTTTCCAGCGCGGCGATGGTTGCCTTGGGACGCTGGCCCCACGGGTCGATGTGCGTCACGGCCGGCGCGGCCACCGTCAGTGGGGCGGCCGGCGGCCCAGTCTCGGCCGGTTCATCCTCCGGCGGCGGTTCCGGAGCGGGCGCGCTGCCATTGATCAGCGCGTTGGCGTAGGCACCGAATTGGGCGCCATCGGGGTCCGGCGGTGTGAAAGCAGGCGGCTCCGGAGCGGGCGCGGGCGGCGCGATTGTCGTCACCCGCCCGGACGCGGCCTGCTCCCACGCGCTGGTCAGGGCCGTCGCGGTAGCCCGACCAGGTGGCGACGCGACGGCGGCCAAAGCATGCACCTTGGCCACGGTGCGCACCAGGTAGTCGGTGCGTCGATGCGGGTCGATCTTGTCCACTTTCTCGCCGACGCGCAGCCGGCGGCACATCAGCGCCTCCACCTGACCCTCGGTGGGGATCCCCCGATCGTGCAACAACCGCACCAACGAGGCGTCCAACCCGCTCTGCGACGGATCGTCCAAGCCCTCCCGATAGCCCTCCCAGGTGGCCTCCAACTTGGATCCGGGCATCAGCTCAAGCAGCTCGGCCAACCAGGCGGGGGTGTAGCCGGCCTGCCGGTAGGGGGCCGAGGTGACGCGCGCCCACACCTGCGACAGGTCGATGCCGGGCAACTCCTTGACGGACAGGCCGGGCATGGCGCGCTGACGGTAGGCCTCGAGCACCTCGGGGTCCACCATCGCCGCGGTGAGGTCGTCGGGCTCGTAGCGGGCCGCTGAATCGACATAAGTGATAAGTGGCCTGGTGATGCCGCTGGGCCGCACGTTGAGGGTGCCCGGCAGGCGCATTACCCGGGCGAGGTCGAACGTTGAATCGATCTTCCAGTGGCCGAGCCGGTCGGCGTGGTAACGCAGGGTGGAAGACCAGTCTTGCGCGAAGCGTGCCATCGTCGCGCGCTCAGCGTCAGGATCGGCGGCGTCACGCACCAGCCACGGTTCACTCAGAACCCACCACACGTGGATGCCATTGCCGCTGTGCACCACGATCGAAGGCGGCGCGGCGACCGCCCGATAGATCGACTCGGCGGCGGCGAGATCGGGCGGATAAGGCTTGCTGGCGTGCTCGGGACCGGCGATGTCGATGTCGACACAGACCGCCATGATGCCGGCGGCAGTGGCATTGGTGGCTCGCTGCGCCCAGGCATCTCGGCCCATCGCGGTCACGGTGGTCTCGTCGACCAGGCAGGTGCCCAGGTAGATATGGGCGATCTCGTCGGGTTGACGTTCGGCCAGTTCAACAGCGGCGGACGCGATGGCGTCCGAGTCTTCCGCTCGGAGCCATCGCGTCCGCTTGGTCCCCGCTGTCGTGATCGCCCAGAGGTAGCTGTGCAGCCCTTCCAGGCGATCATCGCCGTGACCGTCCGGTCCTCCGATCAACTCCGAGCAGAACGTGGCGATCTGCTCGGAGTCGTTCATGCCGGAACCGGTTCGCCCATCGAGTAGCCGTTCTCGCCGCTGTCCGCCACGCTCTCTCGGGTGAAGCTGGCGTTGAACTCCCAGATCAGGCCCTTGACCTGCTCGACGTAAACCTTCACGGCGGCCATCTCGGCATCGCCGAGATCTTCCACCACCTCGAGGACGACCTGGTTGTACTCCTGGCCGTCCTTGTTCTTCGCCTTCTCCAAAAAGAAGTCGATCACCACCTGGTAGTAGCGCTTCTGCATGTTGAGTAGCCCGATCATGAACTCTGACAGCGAGGCGATCGAGGTGCGGGGGATGTGCAGGATGAGCGGGAACAGCGCGCCCTCGATGATCACGTAGACCAGCCGCTGCTCCTTGCAGGCCGCGCCACGGTGGCCCTTGGGGTCACTGCCGAACTGGGCCATGGGGCAGTTGGCGCACATGCCGCTCGGGTTCTGGTCACCGCGCTCGCCGTCCGGCGCGTACAGGCCGCCGGGCAGGGGCCGCTTGTTGTCGATCGACGCGCAGTCCGGTGGAGAGCCGTCCGGCTCGCCGTTGGTCCAGAGCGAGCGACGAGCCGACCAGCCCACCATGACGCCTCGAAGCCGCTTCTGGGCAACCTCCTTGCCGCCCTGTTTAATCATCCAGGAGCTGACCTCGCCGCCGGGCACCTTGACCCGCGGGAAGTTGCGCACCCCGATCATCGCGCCGTCGTCGCCCAGGTTCTCGGCGAGCAGCTCGAGGGTCTCCTCGTCGGGGGCGAATCCTGGGTAGCTCATCGCGAACTGTTGCGGGACAAGGGCTTTGCTACCGTCACGCAAGACCACTTCGGTGGTCTCCACTGTCTTTGGCGCCATCGTGATGGGGTCCTTTCATGATCGACGAGTCGGGCACGGGCGGCCCGGTTTCAGGCAGATCTGCCGAGACTATCCCCGCCTACCAGCGACGCCGAGCAGCGCCACGCGGCGCCGTCTTCGGTCACTGTGGGTCAGTCGGCGCGCCGTGGCGCGGCCCGGCGCTTGCGCTCCCCCATGGGGGTGAACTGCACGTCGTGGCGGGTCTCCAGGTCGAGCACCCGGGCCAGTGCCGGGGGGAGCGGCTGCTGGTTTTCGATCTTGATTTCGCGGACGAGCCCCCGTAGCTGGCTGCCGTTCACCGACTCCGCGATCAGGTAGTCGTGACCGCACTCACGCAGGGCCGCCCGGATGTCGTCGGAGGTGAACTCCTTGCCGGTGCTCTCGTCGATCCTGCGCTTCACGAAGTAGGTCGGAGAGAAGTAGGCCGTCATGCCGTCCACCGCGGGCAGCGATTCCATCTCCTGCTCCAGCGCGGTGTCGCGAATCTGCTCGCTGAGGACGGCCTCCTCATCCTTGAGGGCCTTCTCCTCGCCGTCGAGCGCCCGCAGTCGGTTCTTCACCTGAAGCAACCGGCGCTCCAGGGTGACGATCGACGTCGGATCCTCTACGGGCAGCCCCGCGGGCGCGGCCGGCGACTCCGGCGCGAGGTCGACCAAATCGTGACGGGCAGTGGCCTGGAGCGTCCACTCACACGCGGGGTTGCTCTCCCTCAGTACGTACTCCAGCGGATCCCCAGCCAGCGTGACGGCTAGTTCGTCGATCGATACCACCGCCGTGGCGACGGATCGAATCTCAGCTCGGCTAACCATGCCGGTAGCGTCGACCTGCCGGAAGAAGTGACCCTCCCCGGCGCGAGCCAGAGCACGCAATTTGACGTGATCGCCGGGCTTGGGAATGGGACGGCTGCGCCAAAGCGGCGCGTAGTCGGCCGCCGCGACATCAGGGGATGCCATGGCAGAATCCTTTAATGGGATGATTGGCAACTGCGGAACAAATCGAGGCTAGCCGTGTAGACCCGGTGTGTCAAATCAGAGCGAGAGGAGACGTTTCCCCTCATCGGTCAGGGTCGCGACGGAGGGGCCCCGCTCACCCCGGGGGACCTCGATCAAGCCCGCCTGTTCCAATTCGGACAGTGTGCGGCCGTGCCATCGCCGAGCGGGGCTGAGGTTGATCAGCCAGCAGCCCTGCTCAGGATCCCGGTACACCAGCTCGCTGCGCACTAGGGCCAGCGAGTCCCGCCTACGATTCGTCAGCTTGAACTGATCCACGATCCACTCCGTTCGGTGGGGGAGCAGGCCGGGCCTTGCCCCTGTTCTGCTCGAAGAACTCACGTGGAGCCCGTCCCGAGCCCACGCACTCCGCGACAAACTCCCCCGAGAACTTCCTGGTGTACGGCAGATGGCGCCTCATGCGGCCTCGCCGGGTCAGCGACCGGCCGACGCGTCGGCACCAGGGACAACGAGCCTTGACGGGTTGGGCGGCCGGCGCGGTCATGGACAGTGGCCTGCGAGATCGGCGAGGGCATCACGAATCGGCTCACTCACGGTGAGCAAGTAACGCTTACTGACTATGATGTAGATGGTGGCGTATCGACAGTACGCGGTCGAGGCGGCCGGACGCCAAGTATCCGGCGTCTGATCGCTCTTGGACCGATTGACCTTCTGTTGCGTAGCCAACAGGTTGTCCAGATCGGTGGCGAAGCGCTCTCGCAACCCCGCGTCCCAGTCGGCGGCCCCCGCCCGCCATGCCGCGGCGAGGGGAACCACATGATCGATCTCGATGTCCCGGGTAGACGTCAAGGTCGCACCGGCGTAAGGATCCACCAGGCTGATCGTGACAATCTGGCAAGGCCGCCGAGGATCCCGGGTGACGAGTTGCGCGTCTCGGATCAACACGTCGCTACGCTGGTCGCAGCCGTTGTGATCGGTGTCGTGCCATGGTTGGCCGAACAGCTCGCGGTGATAGCCGGTCATCGAACGTTCGGAGGTGACCGGCAACGAGGCCAGGTCAGCGCGGAGGAAGAGTGGGTCCAGGTTCGCCGATGACGGCGGAATGGCTGGGTTCGGACTCGGTGTCGTGGCGCAACTCGCTATCGTCAGCAGCAGTATCGCGCTCGCCCAAATTTTGGTCATCAGAATTCTGTGCACTGGATCGCTCCTGCGTCGTTATCGCGACCTCGCGATAGGCCAACACCATTTCTTGGACCAGAAAGACGGCGGCCCATCCCGCGTAAAGGGCATAAGCCGCGAGTAACGCGCGAATACTGAACGAAAAGGGGGACCATACCGCCAGCGCCGAAAACAGCATTATCTGAGCAATCATCATGCCGGTCAGCGTGGTGAAGCTGGATACCCGCCGCCGAGTGCGGCGCCGAGCCTGCTGCGCGTGACGGCGCCGCGACTCCCCCCCGGGTGTAACGCGCAGGTGATCCGAGGTCGCCGCTGTGGCGCGGTGTCGCCCCTCTGTTACCCGGTCAGCCATAGGACAATTCCTGCCACAACGTCATCATGGAGAGTACGTTAGCCGGCTAAACTCGGTTAGTCAATTAACCGAGAACCGTCACCCACAGCCTGTGGACAACGTTGTGGACAGCCCGGCCGGACGTGGATGCATCGGCCACTGCGAGGCGGAAGCGGCGAACTGTGCCGCTCGCTGTCGCGTCTCGGCGCATACCTTGCCGACCAGTTCGTCGCTGGGCTCTTCGGTGATCTCCAGCTTGGCCAGGCGCGCAGCCACCTCGGCCGGCCGACCGTCCACCCACAGTCCGCCCAGCGTCGCCGCCTGGCCTTCCAGCCACCGCGCCATCCGCGTGCACCACTGTTCGTGCCAGTGGCGTTGCCGCTCGTGCAGATCGGGCAGCGCGACGTTACCTACCCGGCCGGGGTAGCGCGCGGCGAGCTTGTAGGCCAACCGCATCGCGGCCAAGGTGTCAGCGTCGGCGTGATGCGCGTCCGCGCCCAACGCGACGCCGTAGTGTTGACATACGGTGGCCAGCTTGCGGCCACCTTTGCGGTAACGGTCGACCTCACGGTCGATGACCAGGCCGTCAATCATCCATCGTTGACCCAGAGGCAGGCCCTCTCCCAGGTGGCGCAACCCCTCCCGGTCCATGATCGACAGGTCATAGGAGCCGTTGAAGGTGATCAACGGCACCTCGGATGTCCACAGCCGCTCCAGCTTTTCGAGGATCTCGCCGAGCGCCCCAGCCGGCGACTGGCCGTGTTCACGAACGTGCTTGGTACTGAAGCCGTGCACCGCGGTGGCCGCCTCGGAAATCTCCACCCCCGGATCGATCAGCCAGGTATGCGTCACCGGCTCCACTCCGGGAGCGACCTCGATCAGCGCACCGGAGACGATTCGATCGTTCTCCACATCCACACCGCTGGTCTCGAAGTCGAGGCCGAGCAGCGACCCCCGCGCCCAACTTGACTGCATCAGCATGAGCCACACCCTAGCGTGTCGCACCGACACTTCAAGGTTCGTCAACCGGGTGTCACATACTCTCCGGCCCCGAAGGCAGAAGGTGACCCATCCCCAAAACGGAGTCAGCCCCCCGGTGAGCGGGGGGCTGATCCTGTTCCGCGCGACTCATCCAAATCGCACTACCTTGAGGTGGGTGACCAAAAGTTAACCGAGCTGACTCGGTTTGTCAAACAAAGCCGTCCAGATCGTACTCCCGCAGCGTCTCCTCGCTGACCGCCGGCCGGCGCGGCCCGCCCGTACGTGGCGCCGTCGCGGCCATCACGTCGGCGCCGAACTCGTCCAGCGGCAATCGCACCTGATTGCCGCGACGCTCGTCGCCGTCCTGCGCCTCCCGGGACGCGTTGAGCTGGTGCTGCATCTCCTCGTCCGACATGTCCGGTGCCGCGTCGTCCTCGTCGAGCCCGGCCATCGCCGGAGAGATCCCCCGGGTGGCCAGATAGGTCGCAGCCACCGAGCTACGGCTGATCAGCGAGCGGTACACCAGCGCGTCGATGGTGTTGGCCGCCATCAGATGGATGAAGGTCACCACCCGGTTCTGCCCCGGTCGGTCCTGCCGTTTGAGCGCCTGGGCGAACACCCCCGCCTTGTAGGTCGTGGAGTACCAGATGCCGTAGCACGATCGGGTGAGGTCGATGCCGGTGCCGCCGGAGTCGACCTGCACCCCCACCACGTCGGCGTCCTCAACCATGGTGGCCACGTCGCTGAGTCCATCGCGGCGACGTCCCGAGATCTCTCGGTAACGCAGGCCTCGCCGCTCCGTCGCCTCGCGCACCATGTCCAGATCGGCGATGAACGCCACGTAGACCACCACCGGCTCTGGGCCGCCGGCCCGGTCGGCCACGCAGCCGATCTCGGTGAGGATCTGCGTCACCTCGTCCATCTTGGCCGTGGACACCCGGTAGTTTTGCCGCACGCGTTTGATCTTGCCGGTCGGCATGGTCACCATGTCGCCGTCGTCGGGCAGGGTGCCGCCGGTGAGCTGCCGCAAGCGGGTAGTGCGGGCCAGTACGTTGGGGGGGCTCAGCAGCACCTCGTCGCCGGTGTCCGCGGCGAAGCCAGCCAAGTCGGCGAACATCTCATCGGAGTCGAGCCGTTCGTATTCGCGCCGCGCCGCCGCCTCCAGCTCCACGGTGCGCATGATGTGCTGGGCGCCCGGTAGGCCGAGGTTGATCCGCGGTGCGTACATGATCGAATGGGCCTTGATCACGAATTCGCGCTGACGATCCGGATCGATTCGCACCGGGTAGTACTGACTGGGCGCGTCCTTGCGTGCCTTCTCGATGACGAAACGCTTTTTAAATGGTGTCCAGTAGAGGCCCAAAATCCCAGGATCCAGGGCCCGGTAAATGCCGAAAATGTCCCACGGGTACTGAGGCATCGGGGTGCCGGTCAGGCCGATGCGGCGGTTACTGAAATCCACCCAGCGGGCAGCCCGCATACTGACTTCGCTTGTCGCCCCCTTCAGGTAGTGAATCTCATCCCAGATCACCAGGTCCAGCCGATCCGGCGGGGCCCACAGTTTCATTGTTGGATGGGTGAGCATCTCGTAGTTCATCACCGCCGCGTGTACAGCGCCGCACGGACAATCAAACAGGTTGCGCTCGGCCTGGGCGACCCGCTCAGCCACCTTAAGATCCTGCATCCGAGCGCCCCGACGCATCGGCTTTCGGCGACCGTCGACGATATGCCACCTCAACTTGGTCCACTTGGCGACCTCGCGCGGCCACACCGGCCGCACGTTGTTGGGGCAGACGATCACCACCCGGCGCGCGTCGACGCGCTGCGCCACCGCGATCGCGGCCAGCGTCTTCCCGCCACCCATCGGTACGGCCAGCAGCGACGCGCTGGAGCGCACCGCGTACTCAACCGCCCGCATCTGATGCGTCCACAACTCGCCGTTGCGCAGCAGCGACGTGTTGATATGTCCGGTATCCCACCGTGGTACCGGCTCGTCGGGGTGCAGCAGGCGTCGATGCTCGGCCTGCTCATGGAACTCGGCGACCAACGCCGCCACCCGGGGGCTGAATTGCGGGTCGAAGGCGCCGAGCACCACGCCGATCGCGGCGGCCGAAGCCGGCGTAGCGGGCGCGTGCCACTGCCGGCGCGGACTGTCCCACGTCACGTGCGCCTCGGCCTTCAGTGCCTCGTTGAGGGCGAACGGACTACCTTCGATGGCCAGTCGACCGTCGGAACGGATCGCCACCGTAGGTCGCCCGGCCGATCCGCGCGACACCACCGGCGACGGTTCAACCTGCTCGGCGCGCGGCACCGCGATACCGGCCGCGACAAGTCGCGTCTCGTTGCGACTGAGGATGCGCCATGCGGTTCGGCCCTGCTCGGTGCTCAACGGTCGGCGGGCGCGCACCTCGGCGGCGATCCGCGCGGCAGTCGACATCTCCAGCAGGCCGATCGCCCCGGCGTCCACCGCGGCCACGATCGCCGCCTCGGTGGCTCGGAGCAACCGCTCTTGGCGAGCCATCTCCGCGGTGGACGCCTGCTCGGCTGTCATGTCAGACCGTTCGTGTTGATCGTGGCGATCGGGCGGCGCACGACCGGCTTCCGTGGGGCCGCTACGGGGAGTGGAGTCCATACTCGGGTCGACTCACCGTCAACGTAGGCCGCCAGTGCGACGGTCAACGTGTCGACGTTGACCGTGATCGCATTGCCCTCAGGGTCGTAGTCGACTGCGCCTTCCTCTTCCAGCTCCTCGCAGAGAATGGCGCGGATGTCGGATTCGATCTCAGAGCCAAGGCGACCCGGCGAACAAGTGCGAATGGTGAGCATGTCGCGGTAGGGGCCAACCGGCTCGCCGACAGTGGCGACTACTTTAAATTCAAGTTCACCGGCCTGCCAATCTTCGCGAAGTAATTCAAGAATGTAGACGCCACGTGCCAGAGTCAGGTCGTCAAATATGTCAGTGAGGTCGTAATAGTCGATAAATCGACACCTCCGGGTATCCTGGTGCCAACCAATCCTGCCGTAAGTGTCACCGTTGAACATGGTGTGATCACCCCCTTGCGGACAGGACGTCCAGTCACCGTCATCATATTGGTCGTAATCAGCGTCGGTGGTCCCGTGTTCGCAGTCTCGAAATAGCGCGCAGTACCGATGAGAGTCGCCGCGGTCGGCCCGGCATTCCGGAACGTAAATCGAACCCTGCTCGGCGCTGGTGCCCAGCACGGTCACCATGTGCGCGGGCTGACGCGGCATGATGCTCAGTTCCTCGTGGCGCTGCCAGTACAGTCGAGCCAATTCTGTAGCGGTGAGTGCTGCTCGCGCGATGCGCGGAATCGTCATGCCTGCCCTCCTCATCGGGTCTCGGTCCCGCCGGTGGCCGAGCCTCGTACCATGGCCTGAACCAGCAGTATCGCCACCGTGACCGGTGGCAACGTCGCGGTTCCGCTGGTCACCGTCCAGCCGTATCCGATCACCGCGCAAGCCAGTAAGTTGATCATCTCCGCGTCGGTGACCTCACCGACGGTCAGCGTCTCCGGGGCGGGCTCTCGATCAGTCATCCCCGCGGAGACTTGCCCAGCCCCGAAGCAGCCTTGCCACAGAGTTGGGATCGCGTGTGGTAACACGATGCCGTCGTAAAGCCGCTGCACCTGACGGCACACTGAGCAGATGCCGAAGCCGGTCACCCCCGGCCTCCCGCCGTCGGCCCCGTGGCGGAGCTGTTCATGTGAGCCAACGGACGGACGCCGTTCATGATGTAGTCCGTTCGGTGAACTCCGCACTGGCCTCGCCGCCGTGCTCGCGATCCTTGACCAATGCGTCGGACCAACCCATCGTGAACTGGCGATAAATTGTCTGAGCCTCGCCGTTGATCACGTGCTGCGTCACCCATCGAGCGCCGTCTCTGGCTTGTCGCGCCGCGCGCTCGGCGAACCATTCCAACACTTCGCCCTCGGTGGCGTCCCACGCCACCAGCGTGTCGGTTTCAGTGGAGAAGATCGCCAATTTGGCGTAACTCTGATCATTCATCTCAGGCTGCTTGATTATCTGATAGGACATCTCAGTTGCCCCCTGCCGCCTTCGTGACGCCGAAATCCTCGATGTAAGCCAGTGGGCCCCGATCCAGCACCAGCTCGGCTCGACTGACCGCGACGTAGGCCAGCATGGCCGTCTCGGCGTCGACCTGAGGCGGCAATTCGCCCTCGTCTTCGGTGGCCTTCGGGGCGAAGTCGCTGGCGATGAGCACCCGCGGCCACTGCCGACCCTTGGCCTTGTGTCCGGTGGACACCACCACCTCGGCCTGCTTCTCGTCGACGAGCCGACGCATGGCGTCGATGACCGCGTTGGGCCCGTAGCGCTCCATGATCGCCACGAAGACCCGCAGCGCGCCGTCGGCCTCCTCGGCGGCGGCGGCCTTGCGCACCTCGTCCCACGTTTCGAACACACACAGCTCGGGGTGGGTGGTGCGCTGACCGCCCATCAGCTTCTGGGCGGCCCAGGCCAGCGACTCGATCTCTCGGCCGCCGCCGACCAGTGCCACTCGCAGGCCGTCGGCGAGCGCGGTGAGCACCACACCCATCGCGCCCACGTTGGTGCGACACAGCACCGCGCTGGCGGTGTTGACGTCCAACTCGGCCAGCGTCGAATCCAGCGCGGGGTTGCCAACCAGGCTCAACTTGGTGGGCAGCAGCGAAAGCCACTTGTTGGCCTCGTCGGCGATGCACTGGCCGAAGCGCCACGACTGGGTCAGGTAGAGCCGTCGGGCGGTGCCCCAGTCGGCCATGGCGTCTTCCGCGCCGGCCCACTTGTAGAGCTGCTGAGAGGAGTCGCCGACGGCGATTTGCTGCATGTGGGTCTGTCCGCGCAGCACGGCGGCGACCACCGGCGCGGTGTCCTGCGCCTCGTCGAGCATGAACCAGTCGAAGTGCAGGCGGGGACCGGACAGCGCCCACAACTTGCGGTAGGCGTCGTGCGGCATCCGCAGCGTGCCCTCGGGGGAGGTCAGGTCACTCCACAGCAGGTTCGCGGTGGCGAGCACCGCCGTGTCGTACTGAGTGCGGGAGACGTTGTCCGGGAGAGCGTCCTTGCCGACGTGGCGTCTGCTCAGCGCGGCGCTGGCCGAGCGGCAAAACCGGTCCACCGTGTTCTGTGCGGCCCATACCAGTCGCTCCGGCTGAATCCAGCAGCCATGACCGCCGCCCATCGGGTCGAGCTGCACGGCCTGTACCCCGAAGTGGCCGGCCGTCTCCGACAGCTTGATCGCGGGGCGGGCGCTGGGCAGCTTGTGCGAGAGCGGCCTGCCGAAGCCCTGCCAGGCCAGCCCGTGGCTGGTCGCGCAGTGCACCCGGCGGGGGAACTTCTCGCGCGCCTCTTCCTTGGTGACCCGGTTGAACGCGGTATAGAGCCCGCGACCGTTGCCGGCGTCGGTGAACTGTTCGGCGATGTACTGGCAGGTGGAGGTTTTGCCGGTGCCGGCACCGGCCTCGAGGATGATGTTCTCGCCGTTCACGCAGGCGTCACGGGCGGCTTGCTGTTCGTCGGTGGGGCGCATCGCGGGGTGCCTCTTCCTTGGTCTTCCGGAGCGATGCCGCAACCCTAGCCGAGTTGTCTCGGCGCGTCAACCTGTCGAGGATCGCCCCGCGCGACGACGTGGCAAACATCCGCGCCAGCTCCAGAATGCGTTTGCGGATCCGTAGCGGCGGTCGCCGGACTCGGCCCGGCTCCGACGGGCGATCCCCCGGGTCGATCGCGAAGTGGTGGTGCAGGCTCGTGTCGTCGTCGTAGATCATGGCGTTGTCTCACAGGTGCACGGATCGCACTGCGGACACACGTCGCGGCCGTGCTCGCATTCGATGGGCACCGCACACGTCACCGCCAGGCGGTAGCGACACCGCGTCTCATGTGCCGCCGCAACCCCCGCATACGCAGGCGAAATGCTGACACTTCACGCACGCTGTGTCGACCTCATTCGGTTGGACGACGCCGGCCATCATGGGGTATTCCGGGAATTGTCGCGCACCTCGACGCAGGTTTTGCACGTCTTGACGAGAATCCAGAACGGTGCGGCCTTCTCCACTGTCAAGCCACACCAGGTCACCACTCCGCCTCCCCATAGCCGGCGGTATCGCTTGAGGTGGTTGATCCGCTTAGCCATCAGTCGGCCACTCATCCACCCGGGCGCGCTCGGCCAAATCCAGCAGTTTCTCCAGATCACCGACAGACAACGTGGGGTACAGCCAGCCGGAGTACTCATAGCTGCGGCGCACAGCGGCGCCCAGCCGGGCCGCCCGCTCGAATACGACGATGTGGCGGTGCCGGGCCGCGCCCTCCACCTCATTTTGCCGCCGACGCTCCTGTATGCGCTGGCAGGCCTGCTCGGCCACGAGCCGAGTCCTCTCGGCCAGCTCGCCGATCAAGTCGCGCGTGGGGACCACGGTGACCGCGGGCTCGGCGACAGCAGCGTTAAGCGGAAATGTGAACGCCTCGGCCGCCGATACCAACTTCGCAACCTCGGGGTGCATGACCGGGTTGAATTGAGGGTCATCCAGCGCTTCGCTTTGCAAGATCTTCACGAGGTGCCAAGGCACCTGGAGTGCCAGCAGGCCCACGCAGTAACCACGATTTCCGCTACTGTCACGTCCGGGGCGAGCGCCCTCTTCGGCCTCGACGATCGGCTCCTCCTGTCCAGCTGCCCAGTACCGCGACGTGGTGAGCCGATAGCGTCGAGTGGAAAGGACAACCAGTGCCGAAGATTCGTATTGGTGATGAGACTTGACTTCATACACCGCCGGGGTGACGACGTCTCTGATCTGCATTACCCGTTCCCCCCTCCAGCATCATCACGCCGTGTTCCAGGTATTTCTGGTAGACGGTCGACCCGTCGAGCGCCCGCATGTAGGGCAGCATCACCTGATCGAATGTCACCAATTCGGTTTCGATGATCGCCAGCATGGACTTGAGCCAATCCTCGGTAATGCGCAGTGCCACCTTCTCGGCGTGCTCAAGCGTGCAGTAGCGCGGGGCCACCTTGGGTGACTGGCTTCGCAATACCGCGAGAACCCGATCGACCGCGAGCGGTACGATGAACGCTCGCTCGCCGACTGCTGTAACCAAGGTGAAGGATAACGCCGTAATGCGGCCTTTCTCGTATTTGGCGACGATCGCAGTGGCGCCGGTCCTGCGCAGTCGTTCGTGGATCCGGCTAACGGTGCGATCGGCCGGTACCGCCGTGGTGTAATTCAGGATAGGCATGGCGGAGAGTCACCGACCTCGATCTTAATCAGATCGAGGGCTCGGCCCAACTCGGCGCCGGCCGCGGCGATCCGCTGGTAAACGAGATCGAAATCCGGGTCGAGACGTTGAGCGGCAGCGGCAAGGCCAGCCAACTCGAATTGAGCGTCGACGAGAGCGCCCTGGAGATCCAAGTAGGTGTCAGTCACGATTTGCCCTCCTCGTCAGTTACGGCGCCCGCGCTGGCGGCCAACACCCGACGAACCGTCTCCGCTCGAAACGCCGCCGACGCGGCATCGCTCGCACAGCCGGGGTCCCGCAGCATCGGCCTGATGCTGTCGCCCAGCCCGGCGCGCAACATGAGCAGCTCGGAGAAATCGGCGGCATAGGGCAGCATGCGCTCCAGTGTTTGCCGCGATAGCCGATCCCACTCAGCTCGGTCCATGTCGGCCCTGCGTAGGCCGAGGCCACCGTCGAGAACGTGCACCATGCGGGTAACCACCTTGTCCAGTGCCCGCACGAATCGCGCCTCGGCGAGCTGCTGGCGCTCATAGGATGCGATCGCGTTGGGAAACCAGGGCAGTGCGCCGGCGAATTCTGTGGTCAACCGGTCGAGGGCGCGTTGTTCCCGCTCGTGCTTCTCAGTCAGTCCCGCGTCGTCGATGCGCAACGTCGGAGTGTCGCCCGCGTAGACCTCCGGTGCGTCGTGCACCAGGGCGAACTGAGCGACCAGGCCGAGATCCAACTGCGGGTACCACTGGGCGGCCAGTGAGCAGGCCAGCCAGCCGAGCATGACCGTGTGGTCCGAATCGGATTCCGGCGTTCCGTCGGGGTGGCTCACCACCGCGCGGTCGATGCGACCGAAGCGCATCGCCAGCTCGGCCAGATACAACACCGCGTCGATCAGGGACTTATCATCGGTCATCGGGGCAGCTCGCAATCGCATGTACTGAAGCTAGCCGGGCTAACTCGGTTAGTCAACGCTCGGCCGACCGCCCGAATCACCCTCACCGTCAAGAGCGATCAACGCCGAGCGGGTCACCCGCACCACGACATCGATACCGGCGGGCAAGATCTGAATGTTGAATCCCGGCACCCGCGCAAGATCACTCTTCATCACCACACCGGGCGGCAGCGTAAACAACCGCAACTCGCGACGACCGTCGCCCACCGACAATGTCCGCGCACTGGCAAAAGACGAGCCGGCGGTGAACCGTTCGGCTCGAGCGAACTCACCCGGTGACCCGAGAAAGCCAACCCAGCCGGCCGGAACGGTGAAAGTGACCGCGACGGCGTCCGGCGCGTCCCCAGTCACACCGTCACCAATCGCCGAAGGCGACGTCGATTTGCAGCATTCCCGCCTCGGGACGTCCCTCGATTCGACGCAGCAGCCGCACCGAATAACTGTGCGGCAGGCCGGCGGCGGCCAGCCGGATGTGCCGGCGCTCGGCCTCCAACGCCCAGAAAATCCACAGCAGCCAGCCGCTCGCGGCCAGGATCAGCATCACGATCACCGGAAAAAACTCAGCAGGGGTTTCGAACCCTGACCCCAGCATCACGACGATCATCACCAGGCTGTGTATCCCGAGTACGCGCATCGGCAGTCGCCAATTCTCGGCGTGCGGGAGGCGCTCCTGCTCGCCGAAGTGGCGTCGATGGAAGCGCAGATACGTCCGCACACACGGCCAGCCCAGCGGGCCCACCAGCCAGATCGCCGGCAACATCGCCAGGCCACGCAGCACCCCGGACGCGGGGCCGCCGCCGAGCACCGCGCCGTTGACCGCGGCGACGGCGAGGATCAGCAGTGCCCACCAGCGGCCCAGGGCCTTGCCGTAGTCGGCGAGCGCGGGGCGTTGATAGGTGGCGGCGGGCCAGGTCACGCCGACCTCCGGGAAGGCTCTTTCGTCAGGGCCTCTTCGCGGCACCGGATTTCGCGGCGGATCTGCACCCTCACCGCCATTTCGAGGATCACCAGGCCGGCCAGGGGGGATAGCAATATCGTCCACGGCGAGAATCGGCCGGTCAGAGGGGGCCTATCCCAGCCGTATCCGAGAATCAGCCAGCTCGCCATCGCGCTGCCCACAACCAGCGCCACCGCGGCCAGGATGCTTAGCGCCATCCGACGCCGCGACGGGGCCGGTGGTGGGTCCATCAGACCTTTCTGCGGGTAGCGCCGCGCGAGTCGGGCCTGCCGGTAGACGTCGCCGAACGGACCGACGGCGAACACGACCGACAGGAACAGCGCGATGAACACGAACAAGACCTGAAGTCCGTGCACCAGCGCCACCACGGTGAAGACCGCGCCGAGGATCCCCGCCAGGGCCAGCGTCGAGGCCAGGGTGCCGCGCACGGTGTCACCGAACCACGCGATCCACGATCGCACAATGGCGCGAACCGGCTCGGGATCGCGCCGCAGCAAGAAGACCATTTTAAGACACTCCTTTGACGATAAGAGGAAACCCTTAGCTAAGAGACCTTAGCCGAGTAAACTCGGATCGTCAACCAGCGCGGCGGCGGCGGGCCGGGCCGCGCACTCCCGGCGAGTGGCGGGTGGGGTGCAGGCCATGCTTGAGCGCCGCTCGGTTAATCAGCCCGTCGGCGAAAATCCGATCGCAGATCGGAGAACCCCACCGGCGCTCCTCCAGCTCGTCCACGCTCGCCGAATCGATCACCACATCGGTGAACAGCACCACATCGCGGCCCGGCGAGGACTTCTGGACCCGAAACCGCAACGCACCCGACAGCAGATGCTGAGCCAACTCGGTGTCGGTGATGCGCAGCATCTGGGCAACCACGTCCGCGGCTAGCCACGTGTTCATCGAGGCACCCCGCTGGGCGCGAAGCGCATCGCGCGGGGGATCGGCACCCCCGGCGCCGCCTCGGTGTGCAGTTCGTGACCCAACGTCCGGCCGCACACACAGCTGCCGGCGCCGGAACGCACGTCGCGGGCGTAGACGTGTAGGCGTCGGTACTGGCCGGGGAAGGGCCCCACGGTGCCGCCGTAGCCGGGCTCCAGGTCGGGCGCGACGATCGTCGCAGCAGGCAGCCCCGGAGGACACTGTGTGCAGGACAACCAGGGCTGACCGTGCGTATCGCACCATCGAGCCGTCAGGGAGGCGGGTGGCTTCATCGCGGGACCTCCTCGCGCAGCGGCGCCAGCTCATCCACACTCAACGACCACAGCGCGAACGGGATGCGCCACCAGGCCGCCCACACCTGCCCCGGGGCGTGCAGCGGCCGGATGCCGCGCATCGGCCGGCAACCCAGTCGACGCAGCGCGTACTGCATCGTCGAGGTGAGGTAGAGACGGACATCGCCAGTCGCGGTGCGACCGCGCAACCACTCCTGGAATGCGCCCAATTGGATGTGCGCGTACACCGACGCGCCGCGATCCTGGGCCAACACCGGATCGCCGTCGGACGCGGGTTGGTGCGGCTGATGGGCGCGCAGATAGTCGCGCAGAGCGGCGGCCACCAAGGCCGTGAATCGCGCGCCGTCCACGTCCTGCCGGCGGGCGAAGTCGGCCAGGTCCTCATCGCGGAAACGAAACGTCGGTGGCGGCCCCCCCGGCTCGCCGGGACGTAGATAGGCGCCGAGTTCACCAAGGCGGACCAGTTCGGCCAGCGCCTCGGGGCTCACCTCGAGCCGCTCGGCGACGTCGGCCAGGGTCAGGGGAAACAGGTCGGAGGGGGTCGCCACGCCGCTCACCGTAATCGGCCATCTTGAAAGATGCAAGGTTACTATGTGCAATCGATGTGAACGGTGTTTACATTCCAATTTGGTCACGGTCAACTTCTCAGAAAGTGGTCTAGGCCAATGGGGGGTAGTCGTGAACAGCCCCGAGAGATTATAAATAACCCCTGGCCAAAAGGGCCGTTTTTCGGGGGATTATAAATAACCCCTGACCACATGTTGATCTTTCGACCTGCGGAAACACCCCTTGAGTCCTGCTGATCATGCGTGATCAACATAGTTACCTGACCACCCCCTCCAGACTGCATCGATAGCGCCTCGGCTTCCCGACGCCACGCCGATGACCTGCGAGGGCGTCTCCGCGGTCGCTGGCGGCCGGCACGGCGGTGCTGAGGGACGACGCGCCAGCTCTCCGGCGTGCGTCACCGAGTGCCGGCACCGGTCCCTATAGGTAAAGAACCTCGTTAAGTCGGTTCGTCAGTGTCCAGTGGACACGAAAAAATCGCTGAACGCGTACTTAACGCACGGTGAACGCTGTATCCAACAGCTCGAACGACAATATTCTGCCAATGTCCGATTTCCGCTAGATTCTCAGGAAGTCCCGACGATCCATGCACAATCCAAGCACTCTGCTCAGTTTCCCCACTGGACAGGACCAGGGCACTCTTCAGGACTGGTTATAGCAGGTGAGCCGGCGTACCGACTGTCCATAGGTTATTTTTAATGTCCGCCACCGGCCCATCCGGGCCTCGATCCCGCCCCGTATCCCCTGGTCGCTCATCGCTGACTGGCCACAGGTTATTTATAAGTTCCGGCCACTCCGAGGCGACGACTATTCCGGTAGGACGGCCACCCGCAGTTACTGCACGCTGTGCTCTTGACGTACTCGCCGGTATACGCAATATCAGAGCGGCTCTCAGCGTGACGACGGAAGCGCTTCAGAGTCACGCTGTGCTTACCTCTTTTGCTCATCTGAGCAATGGTGATGCGCAGGTGGGCAAGCGAACGACACACGATGCGGCGCCGACTCCGGTGCGTGTCGCGGTCCGTCGCTGGTGTCGCCGCCTCGTACCGTGGGCGATATGGCTGATCCGCGCGTTGAGGACGTGGTCGACGCCGACGCCCGGTTGCGCGCCGAGTTCCCGCATCTGGGCGGCGCCACCTACGCGCCGGTGCAGCTCGCCGAGGTGTACGCCCGGCTGGTCGCCGTCTCGTTGGCGCGGGCCGAGTTCCTGGGCGCGCTGCTCGCCGACGCCTACGCCGCGCAGGGCGTCGACGCGCTGGTTGGCGTGGTGCGCAGCGGCGCCGTGCTCAAGGGCGGCAAGGGCATGCCCGATGAGTTGGAGACTTACGACGCGAGCGAGGCGGTGCGGGCCCTGGTGGCGCTTGAGGGCGCCGAGCGTGACCGGACGGAGCGGTTGACCCGAGAGGCGATCAAGCTCGGCCTGGAGGCCAATCGGGTGGATGTGATGCGCGGTTATGCGCGCACTGTGGTGGAGGTGACTCGGGCGATGGCCGGCGAGCTGGGGTTGAACTGGCAAGATGAGCGGGTTCGCCGGGTCGCGCAGCGTGCGGTGCTGGCCGCTCGCGCCACTTTGGGCTACGAGCATCATTCGCCGGATGAGGCGGGGCCGCGGCTGTCCTCCGGTGAGGCGGCACGGTTGTTGGGCGGTGGTGTTTGAGCGGGGGCGTCTGTTGGGTCTGCGGTGGCCGCGGTGGCTGATGTCAACTTTGCCTAGCCGAGTCAACCCGGCGTACCATATCGAGGGTGCTGAACGCGACGGATCCGAGACGCCTCATGATCTCCGCCCACGAGCTGGGGCACGCCATCGTGTGGCGTGACGAGAAGCTGCCGCCGGCAACGCTGATCGAGGTGCGCGGGGCCGGCCGGACGGCCAAGGGTCAGGTCTACCTGAAGGGGTCACACGAGATCGAGACTGCGGACTTCGCGCGCAGTTGCCTGATCGGCCTACTGGCCGGCGTCGAGGCGGGCAACTGGTGGCGCGAGATCCACGCGCCTCAGCTTGACGTCGACGAGAGTGCCACAGATCGACGTCGTCTTCGGCAGTGGATGGCCCTGCCGGCGGCGCGGCGACTAGGTGACCGACCTCCGGGCTCTGGCGCGGCAGGCGGTGATGCACCGGTGGGCGGAGATCGCTCGACTCGCCCCGCGACTCTCGGCTCGCGGGTCCATCACTCTCTGATGTGGCGCGCCACGTTTGACGCTGCGTGGGAGCAGGCCCGTTACGATCGTCGAGGCCACCTATTTCCGGGTCCGCCGGGATAACGGACGCGACTCTCCCAGTCGCAGACGCCGGGCCAACCGAAGATCCGCCCAGGCGTTAAGTTGCCATACCGCCTGGATTGCGCAGAACACCGCGAAGGTCAGGATCAGAACTTCGATGCGTGGCCAGATCGCGTTAGTACCCACGACGACATAGGTTAGGGACACGCTGACTCGGCAAATCGCGGTACGTCGTAGTCCACTGTAGGCGTCGGTGGCGCGGGAACGAAGACTGGCATCGCGGATAAGCCGCGACAGTGTGACACCTTGCCACGTCATGCTGATGATGGACATGCAGAGAAACGCGATTGCGACGATCTTTTCGGCGGTCACTGCTCACCGGGTGGCGTCAGTGCGGCAAGTCGTCGGGTCAATTGTTGAACCTCGGTAGAGAGTTTACTGATTTCCTTTTTGGCTCGATCCAGCTCGTGGTCGGTTTGCCGCTTAAGTCGCTCGGTCTCGTCAGTGAAGTTTGTTCGTAACTCCAGGATTCGTTGCTGATGCGCGGCTCTTTCCTCTTGTACGGTGGTGGCTAGCGCTCGATTCATCGAAGCCCAGGTGACAGTGTCGCCGGCTGTGGCGGCGGCATCGCGTTGAGCCTGTTCTCGGATCGTTGCGATCTCTTGCTGGCGGGCAGTCCGCTCGGCGGCTTCCTCGCGCTCAACGGCGAGTTGCTTGGTGGTCTGCCGCTTGAACACTAGGGGCAGCACGAGTGCGGATAGCGTGGCGACGATTAAGGCGCCGATTGAGGTCAGCTCAGTCGGTGACACGGCGCATTCCAGGGCGGCTGGCGGTAGGGATCAGCGACGCGGAGCGGCCCATGATGAGGAGCAGTACCCCCCAGGATACGACATTGACAATGGTCGTCGATTCATCGGTAAGCCATCTGATCACAAAGGCCAGCCACCATGTTCCGACAACAATGAGTCCGTAGATGTGGACAATGATTCCGAATAACCTGCTGGCGATCAGAGATACGTACGCGGCGAACAGGGCGGCTACAATCAAATGGATAACTGCCCATATGTGGATGTCGAGTACCTGGGTCAGATTGCCGTAGGCGGGCGTTCGTGAGAACCGGGCTGACTGGAAGAGCATGCCCAGCCCGTAGCCGGCGTAGGCCAGGAAGATCACGACGCCAGGCCACACGGCGGCTTCGATGGGGCCCCGGAAGCGGCGGCGCTGTACGCGGTGGGGGGTTTCCTCGCGGGGATCGCCTGTGGTCTCACTCATGCTCTGGAGTTTGACGCAGAGCATCGTCGAGGTGCGGTTGCGCCACGCGGTGCGGTCTGCGCTGCCTGCCTGCGACCGCTCGACCTACCGCGGTGCGCCAGGCGGCCACGGGGCGACGTTCTTTGACGGGGTGCCGTGGCGGCGTAGCAGCCCGTAGGCGTCAACCACCCCCGTGATCGGGGCGCCGTTCAGGGTGACCTCCGTGACGTCGTCGTTGACCAGCGTGACCTGGAGGCGCTGGTCGGCTGTCTCGAAGATGAGCCTGTTCTCGTCACCGTCCGTCTCCACCCAGTTGTACTGCCGGGCCGCTTGGCGTAGCGCGGCGACGGTGGCGCTCAGTTCGATGAAGTTGCCGGCGCCCTGGTTGGCGGTCGTGGTGCGGTGTATACGGTTGAACTCCAAGGCGAGCGCGGCGGCGGCGAAGTGGGCGTCGGCGAGCCCGGCCAACGCGGCAACGCGACCGTCATCGGGCAGCGTTGATCGAGCGTGGCGCGTCGCCTCGTCCAGGTAGTCGAGGCCGGTTTTATACAGGGCGGCCGGGCTGTACGCCGGGCGGTCGCCGGGGGTTGCGGTCATGGTTCTCCTCGTGGATGAAGCGAGCGTAGGGCTCGAGCAGCTCGGCCGGGATGGGGTATTCGGCCAGCAGGCATAGCAGGTCGTACAGGATCGGCCGGGTCTGGTCGCTGGTGAGGCCGGTGGCGCCGGCTAGTTGCCCCAACAGCCGCAGCGCCACCACCGGGTTGATCGCCGAGGCGTGGTCGCAGCCGAGCTGGCCGCGGTCGTACTCGGCGCCGGCCGGGCAGGTGGCCAGGTGGCCCGACCACGAGCGGTCGGGCAGGACCCGGTACACGAAGCATCGGTGTCCGCAAAACTTGCAGTAGGGGCCGACCATTTTACTTTTTGCTCTTGTCGAGGATCTTCTGGACGTCCTCTGTGGTGGTCGACTGGATTACCTCACTCATGGTGATCTCTTTTCTGGGAAGGGTGGGGCGTCTATCCCGACGCCGTTGAAGCGGGGCCAGTAGATGTCCAGGTGTCCGCACGGTGAGCACCAGGCGCCGAGCGGAACGTCGCCTGGGTCGGACTCGCCAGTGCAGCCGCCTTCGATCGCTGGGCAGATGCACGGGCCGTACTGGTCCAGCAGCCCTTGGCGGATCTCACTTTCAGTGGGCATTGCCGGCCCCTTTGGTGGTCGCGGCAAGCGCGGTGACGGCGCGCTCGGCCGCCGCCATTGCTTCCACCGCGTCGGTGCGAAGTTGCGCCGGGGGGTAGACGGCGATCTGTTCGACACCGCGGTACAGAATCCAATGCCAGGAGTGCGTGCCGAAGGCGGTCACCACCGCGCTGTAGTGGTCGCTGGCGTAGAGGTGAGCGCTGAGACTGCCGTGACTGATCCATACCAGGCCACTGGTGTCGGCGCGTTGGCTGATCGCTGCCGCCAGCTCGCCGCGTCGCTGGTCGGTCTCGTGGCCGTACTCGACGCATTGACCGCTCACGACCAGTGAGCCGCAGGGTAGCCACTTCGATGCCCAGGACGGCCAAATTTTGGCGTCGCAGCGCGTCACGACGGCACCTCGCTCAAATTGACAGTGGTCATGCTGATCGTGAGCCGATCGGCGTCCAGGAGTTGGACAGCCACCCAGGGTCCGGCCGATTCGGATAGCCACTGCCACATCGCCTGGGCTGCCTGCGACGGCGTTTCGGCGTCGATATCGATGTCGATCGAGCACAGGTAGCGGTTCATGTCTTCACGCTTCGGGTCCGTTTTTCTCGCCGCCTTGCAGGAAGGCTCGCAGGGTGCGCATCCGCTGGTCGAGCCCGCCGGTGCGCAGCGGCAGCAGGACGGGGGTGATCCACAGCAGGGCGAAGATGATGGCGGCTGTCAGGTCGCCGACCCCATGGCGGTAGGCCAGGAAGGCTAGAAAGGTCATGGGGGCGGTGGCGATACGGCTGATGATTCGACGATTCCACCGCATCCGGTTGGTGAGAACACGGTGGGAGTCGTCGTCTTTGCGCAGCACCACCTTGGTGCCGATCGCGGTTTCCACCGCGACGATCCCACACAGGTAGAACACGGCGGCGGGAATCCAGGCGTCGGGTAGGTAGGCGACTCCGAAGATGCCGAAGATCAGGGTGGCGAGGTGTATGCCGACGCCGATGGCCATGATCAGTAGTGCGGGCAGTACGACGCGCAGGGCCCCGCGAAGGAACGCGCTCTGGGCCGCCTCCTCGCCACGCTCCCAGTCGTCGAACGGTTCGTTGGCGGGGGTCATGGGTTGCGGTCGCTGCTCATGGTTGGGGCCCCTTGCGGAGTTGGTGTTGCCGTTCGCAGGCACGATGAACGACAAGGGTTGCTACGGCGTAGCCGATGAAGTATCCGATGAACACGGCTGCGACTATTAGGTTGACCCAATTGGCGGTAGTCACGATATGGGTGTCCGATGGATGGAGGGCAGCTCTCGCCGCCTGAGCATCTCTTTATGCGTCACGGACTATAGTTTAGCCGAGTTGACTCGGCTCGTCAATGTCGCCTGGCCTTGAGGATCGCCCGATGCAGCCCGGCGGCGAACGTCTGTTCGGCTTGACGAGGTCCGGTCATCCCGTAGGTATCGGCGAAAAACGCCAGCACCTGCGGCGCGATGGCCTGCTCGATCGGCGATCCGGAATGCTGACACCGTGTCCAGAATCGTACCGATTCGATGCGGATACCGCGTCGCTGAACGCGACGCTTGTCCAGCTCGTGGCGCATCCGGCGCGGTATCCAGTAGAGCCACGCCAGCCACGGGACGGCAACCATGGTGCCGATCAGCCACCATCGCGAGGTCTCGGTCTCGCAGGTCGGCCAGGCGGCCACGACCACTATGCCGATAAGCGCCAAGAAGATCACTGTCGCGAGAGAGATCATTCGTTCGCCTCGATAGTATCGAGCGGATCAACGACGTCGGCGAGCCACTCCCTCTGAGTGCCTGAATACCATTCCGGTTTGAGGATCCGGGATGCGGTCGATCGTGGCGCGCTCCCGCGGCCGATCGCTATGCCCAACCGCGCGGCAGTACCCCGTCGAATGGGGGTGTTCATCACTCGATTACCCGCTGTGGTCCGGCGCCCGGGTCTAATGCGGTGCCCTTGATACTGGCCACGTAGTCGGCGTACTCCTGGAGCATGGCCGCAGTGGGCAGGCCGGCCGGCGCGCAGAACTCCGCGCAATTACACAGCAGGTCGCGGATACCGCGGTGGAAGTCGGCGTGCTCCGTGGCCTCTCGGTCGAGCTGCTCGTCGGTGCATTCCTGGGCGCAGTAGCGCCATCCGTGTGGACCGACCACTCCGCCGGGAATGAACCGGTTGTAGTCGTCTCCGCAGAGGCATTCGCCCATCAAGATCTCGTCTTGTCCACAAAGGAAGATCATCACGATGAGACCTCCTGCCGGTGCTGCTGCTCCCTGTTGACGAGTTCGCTCGGTGTTGGGCCGAATCCGCAGACGATGTTTGCGCCGCATGAACAGCGTAAGCAGATTTGATCGGTAACGGTGCTGCACTCCACAGTCGTATCGTGTCGTTGCGCCGCGTGGCGTTTGAGGCGTTCGAGGTAGTCGGAGCAGCCCCGGCAGTCACTCGGCAGGGTTCCCAGCGCATGCGGCGTGTAGCCGGTCGGGCAGTCCTCTTCGGGGGGCAGCGTGGCGAGCACGAAGGCGAACAGCGGTGAATTGTCGTTGGTCACGGGTTTCTCCGGGATCGGCGCGCGCAGGTGGGGCAGTGCGACAGGGTGCTCAACGCGCGAACGATTCGACCGCGCACGACCCGGCCGCACAAGGTGACGCTGACTGGCCGGCCGGCGCTGTCGCGGTCGAGCTGGTGGGCCGCCCGGTAGCGGGGCGGGCTGGTGATCCAATCGTCGGCGGCGATGGGCAACGCCAGGGTGGGTGGACGCACCGAGCCCGGCGCCCTGGTGAAGGCTTCAAAGATCGCCGCGGCGTCCTTCCGCACGACGGTGACGCTGTCATCCGCGTTGACGCGCAGCGCCATCCACCCCGAGTTGCCCAGCAGGCACGGCACCAGCCGGCGCCACAGCAGCGGGGTTTCGGTGACGACGTCGAGCCAGAAGTCGCCGCCGAAACCGGCCTCGTGGAACTGTGTTGGCACGTCGATCCTGGTCATACCGATGTCGCCTCCGGCCACATGTCGAGGTTCAGCGCGTTGGGGGTCTGATCCCCCCACGTGTCCCATTCGGCGCGAGACTGCCGCGCGAACAACTCCACGTAGGGGCCGGGACTCACCGTTTTCACCATGTCGTAGAACGCTGTCGGCTTGGCGGAGTGCCGAGGCTTTCCGCGTTCGTCGTAAGGCCGTTTCCAGTTGAACCAGGTGCCGCGAATCCGAGACGTCGTGGCACAGTTTCCCTTTCGGGCGAACAGGCAGTACTCGGTGGATATGCCGTAGGCCCCACCGAGCCCACCGCCCATGGGATTCTTGGCCCACACCAGCAGGGTGGAGTACCGGAATCCCCACCCGTCCACGATCGAGAACGCGGCCGGCAGGAAACCGTTGGTGGTCCACAGGTAGAGGTGGCATCCCGTCGGGTCGGCGAGGCTCGTGATATCCATGCTCGCTATTTTCGGTAGCGACATGACGGGATACGGCATGGGCTGGGAGCCGCGTGTCCCGATGAACCCCTCGGCGTGGCCGCCTTTCAGCGGGCCGCCGCCGTTTTGGGGCCACGGTGGGTCGACGACAATGGTTCGATACAGGTGGCTCATCGTCGCATCGTCGCAGCGTGGTCGGAGGTAAATACCACGGTGTGAACCTTGTAGGCTGAGGCGAGACCCCAGCCGCGAATCTCGTGATGGCAGAGCCCCCACGTGCCTTTAGCGAGGGCGTAGCGCAGCAGGGCGGTTTGCACCAGCGGCATCACCGGCCGGCGGTCGGCCTGAGGGTCGGACAGCGTCAGGCTGATGGTGGGCACCCCATGTTGTTCGAACTCGTCTACCTGGGCCGACCAGCCGCGCGCGACGGCGGTGGCGACATGCAGGAATGCCGCGGACGGAAGGCCTTCGGTCAGACAGCTTGACGCGCAGTCGACGCAGAGATAGCGCAGGCAGGTCCGCTCGCGTTTCCAGCGGGCCGGCTTCGGGTTGGTCTGGGTCGAGCAGTCGCGGGTGAGCACTCCGCGGGCGGCAGTCTTGTCGTTGGTGAACAGGACGCTCTCGCACGTCGCGGGATGCCCCTCGGCAAGCGGCTGGTAGCCGAGCAGCGCGGGCAGCTTCGCGATGGTGGCCGGGTCGCGAGGGCCGGGCGGCGCGGGCAGCTCGGTTAGTAGGCCCAGCGGCTCGTTCAGCCGGCCGCACGGCAACACCTGGGTGTCGGCCGCGGTGATCCGGGTGGTGCCGAGCCCGTGGATGTCGGCTGGGTTACCTACTCGCATCGCGGCGGACCGCGCCGGTTCCACCATGGTTTCGGCCTGCTCGCGGGTGACGAACGGGCCGGCCAGCAGGCCGGCCTGCCCCCTTCCGGCCACACCGGCGTAGAAGCCGGCGCGGTCCTCGGTGCTGATATAGCCGGTCACGGCGTGGCGCTCTCTTCGTCGAGGAGTCGTTTGACGCATCGGCGGACGTCGGTGAGGGTGGCGGTGTGGGTGAACAGCTCGTGGGCTTGGTCGGCGGACAGACCGAGGATTCTGCGCGCCACGGTGGCGACGAATCCGGTGACTCCGGTGTCGACGTTGATCACGGCCGAACTGTCGACGGCGTTCGGCTTCCAGCCGTTCAGGATGACGGTCCAACCGGCCAGGCACGCGGTGGTGTGACACTGCCAGTCGTCGGCCAGGTGCTCCCCCTCGCCGTCCCAGGCGGGATCCGCCAGGTTGAGCCAGGCGTTCTGATCGTGCTGCCGGGGGTGGGCTTCGCAGTGCGCGAGCACGCGGTTCAGCTCGGCTACGTTGATCATGGTTGTTTCTCCGCTCGTGGTGATCGCTTCGGTCGATCGCATCCACTTCGGTAGCCGGGACGGCCAATCTCGCGCCACCGTGACGATGGCGCCGCAGTCCTCGTACTCATCGACCAAGTCACCTGGTCGAATTCTCGCGGCCCACACGGTGATCATTGATCCCACCTCCATTTGTACGGACCCTTTACTTGTCTCGACCGCATTCGTTTCCACCAAGTGGGCGGATACCTGCAATAGTGCCTGATCAGCATATAGATACCCGGCGAAAACCCCCCTAAAAGGGCTGCTCCAAATATCAAAAGCCAACTGAGCGGGTGCACGATTACTCCTTTCTTTCACTCTGCCCACGGTGTCAAAGTAGGCGAGCATGCCTTGCAGTTTAGCCGAATTAACGCGGTTCGTCAATCACGGTGCGGGCGTTAAGCAGCGACTCGATCGCCGTCAGAGAGAGGTTGACGTCACCCGATGGTGTGATCACGCCCTGCTCGACGAGCCACCGGTACCGGGTTTGCTGCTCGTCTTCGTACTGCTGTTCGCCGAGCTGGGCCGAACGGCACTCCAGACACCTCTTCTGTCCGTCGAAGGCGCCGGGACACGGTGCGCCGCACCGCGCACACACCACGCCGATCGCCGGCCGGCAGAACAGGCAGTAGCCGTCCGCGGCCATGGGTGTCTGATCGCTGACAAAGTCGTACTGGCAGTGCACGCAGATCATGGCCGCGTCACCGTGACGCGCATCCAGAATTCGAACAGCAACGTTTCTCCGCTCGTGGTGATCGCTTCGGTCGATCGCATCCACTTCGGTAGCCGGGACGGCCAATCTCGCGCCACCGTGACGATGGC